AAATAAATATTATCTAAATAATCACAATATTTATTAAATTCAGTAATTTCACCAAATTTGCTTCTATATTTTTCGGCATCTTGCCAATGTATAAGTTCATGTAGAATTGTACTTAAAGGATTATCCGGACAAGCAAAGTCTTTTTCCAATACTGAAAGATTAGTATTAGTAAAATAAACCGAATTAATGTTAAGTATATTTTCAACCGGTCTGTAAGATGCAATAGCATCTGTCATCATTTCTTTAGGGGAAACAATAAGAATTTTTGGTTTATTTAAAGAGTTACTCTCATTAAGCATTTCAAAAACTTTGGTTACATTCTTGTCAAAAATATGTAAATGTTTGCGTTTTAATTTAACATTATCTGATATATAAATATTATTATATGCTGTCGTCTTATGTGCATTAATTACAATATTACTATTATTCACTTTACGATTAAAAGTTTCTATATTATCACCGTCATATATAGGTTTATAAAACTTTTGTTTGTCTGCACTATTGATAAATTGTTCCAATTTATCTTCATAAAACATATTACTTGTATGCCAATCATCAGCTCTATTCTGATACTTTATTTTATTATCTTTATCAAGGCTATGTTGGGCAAGTCTGTTGTATCGTTTTTCTTGTCTTTCTGCATTTTGTTGCTTTGTTTCTAGGGTTTCTCTTTCTTCCATTTGGGTAAGTTCTTTACTGCTTACAGGTTCAAGAGAGGTAATACCCTCGTAATAGGTACTTGTACTGTCTTTACACCTTGGATGAAACAAACCACCTGCAATAGCCTCACTAAGCAAAGGATACTTACCGTCAGCTTTACTGCCACCGGAATACACATCATCAATAAATACCCTGCCAATGTACTGTGCACAATCAGGGCAACCACCCTGACGGGAATTTACCACTACAAGTGAAATACCCCATTCTTGCCTTTTCTGACCCTCACCGTAGAGATATGCCCTTTTATTAGCAGTACGAATTGCCATATCTGCATAGTCGGAGAGTGTATGCCTAGCACCGTTACGATATTCCACACAATTAAGACCAGCTTGTAACATATCCTTAACTGCCATATCAACTGCTTTTTCATATGTACCTTCACCACTGTTTGCATACACCTGTGCATTGAAAATAGCTTTTCTGTACTTATCGTTAGACATTCTGAGTATTGCAGTTTCTGCCTTTTTCATATCGCTCTTAGTTGCATTAATAAGTGCATCTAACTTTCTGTCATTGACTATGAAAAATTCACCGGTAGCTGAGGGACCTACCTTACCGACTTTAAAGCCCTTTTTGATAGCTTTTAATATTTCAGCCTCTTGCTTTGCGTTGCCGTCAGCCATTGCAGTTTTCAGCATTTCCTCAATTTTCTTATTTAATGTGGAAAACTGCTTGCCGTATTTCTTTTGGTTGGTTCTTCGGTACTGTTCAAGGCTTTTAAGTTGTTCAGACTGCCACTGTGACCAGTTATAACCTTCCTTTTCTTCCTCTGCCCTATGATGTTTAAAATTTCTCATCATACTGTCAATGAGTTCATTTTCTATGGTTTCAAAGGCTTTGGAAATATCATAATCAGCCATTGTTTAGTACCGTATTTAGGTCATCAATTTCAGAAGTTTCATCAAGGGTGGTTATGCCCTGTTCTTCCTTAATTCTTTTGACTTCCTCAGCTTTCCAATCAGCACACTTACTATCTCCATAGAGCTTTTCAACAGAAGTTTCAACACTCATTATTGCACTTTGTCTTGCTTTACCAACAGTTTCTACTTGACTTTCAAAGCTAGGGTTAGCATACTCTCTAAAGTTAATTGCCACATCAAGGTCAGCAGGTACTAAGGCTTTATTTGTTAATTCATAATAAGCATTAAGTACGGACTTAACAAGACTAGGCAATGATTTTTCAAGAAGTTTAATAAAGTTCTGTCTTGTATATAAAGTAGTCTTTTCTTTTTCTCTCTGTGCCTCTGCATTGTCCAATTTCTTATTATCAATACCAAGTGTACTTGGACTGATAACACCTTGTAGGCACAAATCTAAAGCAGTTACATAGGCTGATAGGTAACTTTCGTGTTGAATAGACGGTGACTCTGTTACAATCTTATTGCCTACACCCTCTGTCATATCGTTACCTATAGCAATGTATCTGTTGTCAAATGGGTTTGGTGCAATAGGCTCACCTGTTTCAGGGTTTCTGGGTATGTAACAATCAGGCATATATGTTTTTGTTCTGGCTGAACGAGAGGCATCCATCCACTGCGACCATATTTCATCTATACTGTCAAAGGCATCTTCCTTGTTACTGATAATACCCTTACCTCTACCCTCATAAAAGCCATTGCTATAAATTAAAGGTACTGCCCACATATATGATTTATCAAATGTGATGCCCTCACTATCTATCCAAGACAAGGCACTGACAGTATGAAGGTCAACCTCTCTCCCGTTATTGTCATATAAAGCATACTTGATATATCCATATCCATAGGTCTCTTCAAACTGATAGCACCTTGTCTTTTCTATGTATTCTGTATAAAACTTAATTTCTCTGATTCTGCCACGAACATAAGTGTATTTTACCTTTTCAGCACTGTACCACTCAATGATAGGTAATTCAGAAATCTCATTATCAAATGAAATCTTAAATGCACCGTCACCTACTATTGCAAGGTCCTTAATTGCACTTTCAAGCACATCAGCAAAATTATTTTCTTTCTGTATTTTCTCCCATACTTCTTCATATTCGGTTGTATTATTATTGTGTATCTCAATACCGTTAAAATCGGTTTTTAGAATATTTGTAATAACATCAACCATTAAGGCAGGGATAGCAACATGGATTTTCTGTATCTCCTGACCTGCTGTAGGTCTAGCTTTCCAAAACATTGTTTTCTGAACATCAAGACTTCCATACAGTTCTTGAAGTTGCTTACTCTTGCCCCAATACCATATTCTGTTTTTAGCACAATCAGTTAGGTGGTTTACACACTCACTGATTGTAACGGTAGTATCTGATGCAGAAGTAATCCTAAGAAAACTCCTTAATCCTTTTCTTACTGTATCAGCCATTCTATTAATCAGCCCCATTCTCTACTCACATCCTATCTTATCCTTATAGGGTAGCCACCCATACTGTGATGAATTTATAAAGTGATCATTACCATCTTCAGGAGTATTGTCTTTATCCTCTAGCCAAGAATACAGTTCGTATTCCTGTATAGTGCTTGTACAATGTTCCAATATAAAATAATGCCCTTTAGCAAACCAGCCTAAGAGCATATTAATTCTATCTATTATTGTTGTTTTCTTGTATGCGTTATTAAATGTAAATACACAACCGTTCTTGCGTTTATATTTGTTCAATTCTGTTATAGTCGCTTGATCTGCATTATCCACAAATACATTTCTTGCTAGTCCCCAATCTGCTTGATTTCTTTTTAAAAAATCAATGTAATTTATAGCCACATCAGAGGGCGCAAGTGGTGTTTTAAGTTTTGCGTTATTATATTCTTTTTCGTCTAGTTGAATACAGTTACCCTTGTTGGTTATACCAAAAAAAGTCATTGCTATTGTGTCAGGTGACTTTTGCGAGTATGCAGTATCAAGCCCCGATGTAAAGATAATAAAATGTTCTTTTCGTCTGTCATTTTTTCGGCTGTCCTTATTTAAAAACTGTTTAGCCCATTCTTTTGACTTTACATGTACTTTTCTATCGAAGTTACTAAATACAAGGCCTGTAGCTCTGCCTCTAAGTCCTAGAATTTTATTTTTATATAGCTTTGTACCTTTCGGCGCAGAGGCCTTTTTCTTTTCAATCTGTTCAGGTGTAAGGCTTAAATTATCCGCAAAAGAAAAGAACCAATACCGCCAATTCGGTACAGGTTCTTCTATAAGTTCCGCCATAATTTCAGGCGGAACATCTTTTGCGTATTTTTTAAACGGTCTTGAACGGTTTACAAACTCTTTATAAACAGGTAATGACGGGTCATCTGGGTTAAGCGTTGCGAGCATATAATCATTACGGGTTGACAGCTCTCGAATAAACTCAATATCGGCGGTGTTTATCTCATCAATATACACACAACCAAACTGAGCGCCGAGGACCATTTCCCACTTATCACGACTACTATAACCAAGAATGTATATTACCTTGCCCTCAAACTTGATATGCGGAAGTTTGTAGTCCTTGTCACCGTTGCCACAATAAACTGCATTACGGTGCAGGTCAAGAATACCATTATCCTGCTGAATGATAGTTTCTTCCGCCTTACCTGTTGTTTTGGCTGCTATTACATGAAGTTTTTTTGGCGACTGCGACACCATTCGCATAAACTTAACGCCTGCTCCGACTGTTGTTTTTCCTGAGGCGGTAGTGCCGTCATTCAAGGAAATCAGCCGCTACATTATGAACTGAATTTATGAAGTCAATATACTTTTCAGATAACGGAAAATTCCCCATTTATATCACCTCCAAACGAAGGTCATAACCGTTCGGCTTTGACACTCCATGAAGATAATTGTAAACCGTTTTTTCATTTATTTTTAAAGCCTTTGCGGCTTCAATTTTAGAATTATATGAGGCTTCAATCCTGCCATTAACAACCTTCAATATTTTCTTACGGCAAACAGCCTGAGCCTTTTTTATGTTTTCGTTGCACTTCTGCCGATAGTCTGCTTTCGTTCTATAAGCGTGTTTGCTGTTTTCCTGAGGTGTACACCATTCAAGGTTTTCAACAGCATTGTTTTGCTTATTTCCGTCAATATGATTAACATAGGTTTTACCGTCAATAGATGGGATAAAAGCTTCAGCCACAAGCCTGTGAACATGGACAACAGTCGGCTTTTCATAAGCAATTTTTCCCGTCCTGAGATTTACTCGCAAATAGCCGTTGCTCGCTTTCCGCTGACTTAATATCTTCCCTGAAATATCACTTCTGACATTCCCACGATTACTAACTGAATAACGCTCAAAACCTTTAATTTTTTTGTAAATTTCCATAGTTGATAACCTCCAACTTTTATATATTTTCTACTCGCTCAAGTCTTCGCCGCCTAGCTGCTTGAAAACATCAGCAAGTTTTTCTGATTGTTCAACCTTTGCATCAACTTTTAGGGTATATTCACCAGTCATTTTATTAAGGGTATCAATAGCCCTGATTCTGTCAGATGTTTCTTCTAAATCGTTTCTTGCAATATCAGATAATGTTACCTGTCTGTCTTTTGCACACATTATTCTTTCATCTTTCAGTTTATCAGAAAGTTCTTTGATGTACTGTACTATTGTAGTATTTTGTAGTAGTTTTGATGCATTAGTGTTTGCATATTTTTTTGAATATCCTGCTTTTATTGCACTTTCTGTGGCATTACCACTCTGTGCATAATATTCAGCAAATTTCTTTTGTCTTGCGTTTAGCTTATCATTCATGATAACACCACCTCTCTTTATTAAAACACAGTTATTTACTACTACCGTTCCACCATGCTTCAAAGTTCTTTTCTCTTCGTTTTCTTGCATTTTCATATGTTGTTGTAGTTTGCCTATGCTCTAAAGTAGGGTCAATAACTTGTCTTTTTTGGAACTTTTTCTGTGCTTCTCTTGTAGCTAATACTGCTTTTGTTATCGCTCTTTTTTCTTTTAATAGATTTTGATTTTCAAAAGCTTTATCAATACTACCCAGCTTAGCTACTTTCTTTTTTAAATTTTCATCTCTTGCTTCATAATAATCACTCATTTTTCTAAGCTCTTGCTTAGATGCCTTGTCAATAAGACTAAAATCCCCACTTTGTGCAATCTTTTCATAATTGCTATTTTTCTTTATATCCGGATTATTTCGTTCCAAAGCTCCACTTTATTTAGAAGCATGGTACATAAATCTTGCACCCATTTTTGAAACGGGTTCGCCATTACCGTAAGCACTTCTAGCTGAGCTTGTTCCACCTCTGCCACCCATTACTCTGACCTCCTAAATTTTTCTTGAAACGACTTCACTTGTACTATATTGCCTTTACATTCTTCCGGTACTGTGCCGTAAGAAATAATCTGTGTAGGTTCTAACCGTTCTAACATTTCATTATAGCCTTGCAAAAATAAGTCTTTATCTTTGTTACTTTTCTGTGTGCCTACGCTGGATACTGCAACAATACTGTTCTTTGGTTCTCCGTCAAAGCAATAATTATAACTAACTTCATCACTCCAACAAATTGTAGGTATTACCTTGATACCATACATCTGCCAATATGCAGCCAACCAATGCTTTTTGTAATGATTATAAATCTGCAAGGCTCTAGGGTAGTCGGAATAAAGGCTAAAATCAGGTGAAAGTACAAAGGGGTATTTCATTAACACCTCAATATATTTTTCAGGATTATTCCATAATCGTTGGAACTGATAATCATCAAGAAAGAAATGCACTCCACAATCTTTCTTCTTGCTACTCATTGCATAATTAAAGCCAATTAGATTCTCCAAATTGTCAATATTATCTGTAGCATTGATGATAGGAATATTAAAAATGCCTTCACCATTAAAAATGAATTTTGTTGTGTTCTCATAGCTGAACTTATTTTTGTACATTAAATCACCTAATTTCTTATACAACAAAACCCACCTAAGTGCTTAGGTGGGTAATGCTGAATTTTTATACAAGAGGAATAGTAGAAGTGAAAATCATTCTTGCAATCTTATCTATCTCTTTCGGTTTTCCATAATATCATTATAGCACTTGTTAGGGTGTCTTTTAATGTCCTCTTTTAAAATTTCTGAAAAAGCTTGTAAGGCTCTGCCATGAACCTTGTACACATATCTCAAATCATAATTCATACAATCAGCTACCTGCTCCCATGTTTTATGATTTAGGTAATACTCTGTCAGAACTGTTTTATATCGTTCATCAGTCAGCATATGTATAAGGGTTCTGGCTTGTTCCTTTAATTCTACAAGTAGGTCAATTTCTTCATTGATTTTGTCTTGTAATAAAACAATCTTATCAATAATCTTTGTAAAGTCACCACCACTACCGGAACTCTGTACCCTTTCACCTTGGCTCTGTGGGCTTACTTGTAATGACTTTAACTTTAGGTGATACAGTTCATCATTCTTAGTATTAATGCTTATATCAGCAAACCTTACACGATTAAGGTACTCTTTAGCATTCATTGTTTCACATCCTTTAGTTTCTGCATTTCATACTTTAGGTCTGCACAATCTTGTATCATCCTAGAATTCCAACTAACCAAAATATGAAATGCCACTTCTTGTGGACTTGTTTCTCTGTCAATTACTTCAACACCATCTCTCAAGGCATCAAGAAATGCATAATACTCAGTTTCAGAAATATCTCCGTAACCAAAAGCCTCTGCCAATTCATCTTCTGATGCATATTCCAGCACCTTCTTTTTGCGTTCCTCACGATTGGCTTTAATTCTTGTGATAGTTTTCTGTAATGCTCTGATTGCAGTATCAAGCTTTTTGATAACTATTTCTCGACCCTTAATTTCAACCTTTAAATCTTCACTTGTCATATAGCAATCTCCCCACTTTCAATCTTAGCTCTATACTGACCGTAGCTTAGCCTTGTACCGTTTTCCTCGTTGTACTTATGTAGGTTATACAAAGTACGGTTAAGGTTATGTTCTCTTGACTGCTTTGACTCTGCTTTCTGTTTATCTGATTTATGAGTAATGGTATCTTCACTTTTACATTCATCACACTTTTTAACTCTTGGATTAAATGTAACAAATTTCTTCCCACACATTTTACAATTCTTAAAATACTGATTTACCATATCACTTCACTATTCCTTTCTCTTTTAGGTATTCTATTGTTACTTCTTCAAATTCAAATCTTTGTGAATCACTCAAAGGAACTCTAGGTACTATGCCTAACTTTGCTTTGTATCTCAAATAAATTTTTCTGATAAGTGGATGATTTACATTCAGCTTATAGCCATACGGGTTGTTGTTATTGAACATTGGTACAAATTCTGTTTCATCACTTCTCATTGCTACCTACCAATTTCCACACAACGCATCTGTTAGTGTCTGTATCAAACCACTCACAGTGCCTAACACATTCTTTTTGAGTTAAAGGACACTTTCTAACAACTTTGATTTTTTGTTGTCCACTATCAAGCATACACTTGCTGAACTTACACTCTCTTCCTCTTCTGACCATACAAGGAAGTTCAAGATGTTTGCATTCCATAACTTTCACCTTTCTTCATCAAACATGGAGTAGTTCTCTAATTCGTCAATGTCATATGAGGTTGATGAACTGTACTGAGGATTGTTTTTTCTCTCAATCTGTTCCCACTTGTCAGCTAATGACTTCCAGTCTGTTATCTCTTTGCCCTTGTACTTCCAATCATAGGCGTTGTAGTGGTCAAAGAATTTTTTATAGTCAAAACTGTATTTTTGTGATTTGCAATACAGTTCAATTTCTTTCAATGTTGGTTTTGTTTGTTTTTCTTCATTCTCACTATAACTTAACAAACAAACGTTATGTTTGTTCTGTATTGTTTTATCTGTATTGTATTGGTACTCATTTTTGAGTACCTTTGTGCCCAAATTTGAGTACCCCCCGTACTCATTTTTGGGTACCCTATCTGCCCAAATTTGAGTACCCTCTACTCGTTTTTGAGTATCCTCAATTTTGGGTACCCTCTCCCCATTTTTGAGTACCCATTTTTCGTAGTTTTTATTAATTCCAAACATCTTTGCTGAGGCATCAGCACCCCTTGAAATTAACACATTATACTCCACTAAAGACTTTAAACATCTTCTAACAGTCTTTAGTGTAATGCCTGTACCGTCTGATATGTAAGTGGCAGAGAGCTTCTTTATTTTTTTGTTATAACCATAAGTCTGATACAAAATAAAATGAACTATCCTTAATTCAGAGCCGTTTAAATTAACCTTAAATAAGGCTTGATACAGTTCATTTGCTATTCTTATGTAACCGTCTTCAAGTTTAGGATTTGCCATTACTCTCACCTAATATTTCAATTATTCTATGTCCTGTATCTTGCTTATTACAGAACACAAATTCAGTATCAAATGTATTGCTGATAATAGATAACTTCTTATATAGTTGTTCACCGGAAAGTGCCAAAGGACTTTTTTCAAGTCTTGGATTGACCCATTCTCTAACATCTTCCAGTTTGCCTATATTTTCTCCATGTTCCACTAAAAACACTATATGTATTCCATACTCTTTTGCTCTCTTTAGCTCTGATATAAAGCGTTTATGGTCTTGGCACACATTGTTACACACTTCTAATAAATTCTGTTTACGGTCAACTACAAGAAAAGGATTGTCCATTCTCATATAGTCACCTATAAATAACTTTGAACGGAAGTATTTAACATTCTCTTTATTAAATGTGGAAACAATTTGTTTTATAGCTTTTGACTTATCTCTAGTATCAATTTGTATAGTCATAAAATCACCTCTAAAAAGGCAGATCATCATCAACCGGTAAATCATCTGCCATACTTGGTATTGGCGTATTTGTAACAGTAGTATTATTTTTACTTTTGCCCTGTGGAAACTCTGTATTTTCTACTATCACTTCATAAGACACTCGATTATTACCGTTATTATCTACCCATTTTCTTGTTTCTAATCTGCCTTTTATAACAATGCCATCACCTTTATTAAAATACTTACTAATAAAGGTTGCTGTTTTTCTCCACGCAATACAAGGAATAAAATCAGCAGTTACTTCATCATTACTCTTTGCATATGCTCTGTTTACTGCTATTGTAAAAGGTAGCACATCAACCCCGGAATTAGTTGCTTTTAATTCCGGGGCTTTAGTCAATCTACCTGCTAAAACTATATTATTCAAATTCCAGTTCCTCCAAACTTATTGGATTTTTAAGTACCTTGGTTTCCTTGCAATAATTACAATGCTCACATCTTTCAGGTTCAAAAACACCTTTCTTGATACCATCATAAAATTGCACTTTATCCTTAAAATTCTTCAATTCAATATCAAGGTAGCTTTGTGGCACTTCAATTACTGCAAGGTCAGGTACTGTTTCTTTGGTTACTGCTGCAATAAAGAATGGTAACTGTTTGCCTGTATTCTGCCTTACAATCTCTTGATATACTGCACCTTGCAAGTCATATCTCCATGCCTCAATCCAATTAAGTCTGCCTCTCTCCTCTACATAGATCGGTTTAAAGTCTTTCATACACTTTAAATCAACAATCATACTGTCAGGATGGTAACTGTCAATCTTGATTTTAACCGGTACACCCTCAATTTCACCGGTCATAATAATCTGTTTGTCACCACTCATAAACTTCATAAACAATTCATCTTGTTCTACTCTGTTTATAATTTCATTAGCTTTACGATATTCAGATCTAAGGTCACCCTTTTTAGTGAATATATCTGGGTTCTTTGCCTTAAAAATATCAAGTGTACCTTCAAAATGTGCATCAACATAAGAACCTACAAGAAGAGAAGTTGTCTGTTCTCTCTGATAATTGCCTGTAACCTCTGCAAGAGCAGAGGCTTGGCATTCTTCAAAAGATTTAAACTGTGATACACCCATATACTTCATTTGATTTTCAATACTGAAATAGTTTTCATTATTAAGCATTTTCCTTAATCTCCTTTGCTTTATTTGTAGCACAATCGGCACATAGTGCTTGTCCGTACTTTTTCTTAGTATAAATTGCAGTTTGTTGTGCAGTCATACTACCTGCCGGATGAATTTCATTTCCACAGATTTCACATTTAGGTAGTTGTTCATTAATCTGTGGAGCTTTATCTCTTATGCGTATTCCACCCACTCTTTCTCTACCAAACATAATAGATGGGTCAGGATAAACGGCTATTCTTGTACCTTGCCAATCTTCTACATAAGGACTACCGGCAATCTTCTGAATAGCTTTCATATTAGTTTTGTTGAGAATCATTGGTTTAATATTCTCTACAAAATAACAAATAGTACACTCTTCTTTTCTTCCACCCGGACCTGTTACAACTTCATTACTAACAGTCTTGATTGTACCTACAATATCCTTATTATCACTAAAGGAATAAACGCCCAAATAGTTAGGGTTAGTTAATGCTTTCCAATGTGTTTTACTCACTTCTATCACTCCTTATAGTTCAGTTACTAATAACTCACTGTCATTAGTTGTCCTTGTAGCAATAAACTGCAATCCCTTATTCTTACACTTTTCATATAGCTTTTTACGGCTAATATCATCCAGTTTCTCTGCACCGTCAATAAGAATGATTTGAAGACCACTAGGGTTATGTATTGCAATGTCAACACATAATTCAAGTAATTCACCGTCGGAACGGTTGGAGATTGGCAATCCATTAATAAGTGGAATACCATCCTTAACTGTAAGTCCCTCAACCGGAAGTGTTGCAGTTTCAAGAATTTCTCCGGGAAGTTCCCTAGCTAACTCAATTTTCTCAGTATAAGCCTCTGAAACCTCTTTTAATTCAGCAATTTCAGACTGCATGGAAGTCATACGGAAATACTCATTAAGGTGTTTCATCATCTTTTCAGCCTCATTGATTTCATTTTGTAAATCATCAACAGGTGTAATAGGTAACGAAATAAACTGTTCTGCAACACCAATATCTGAGTCAAGTTTTGCCTTTGCAACATCATAGTTAGAATTAGCAATTTTAACCTTATCTTGTAGCTTATCGTCAATGGTTAATAGCTTATCTTCACAAGCCTTAATCTCTGCTTTTAGTCTTGCTATTGTGGAATTAAGGTTGTCCTTCTCATTTGCAATGACCTTTTCTGCTCCTGAAATTTCCATTTCTCTTGTAGCCTCAATACCACGCAACTTGTTATCATAACTATCCTTAAAGGCTCTTGCTCTTTCAATCTTGTTGTTTCTATCCCTAATTTTCATTAGTTCTTCATACTTTGATGACAGGTCATAATTCTTCCATTTTTCAGCTTGGTAATCAGATGGAATGTCCTTAGCAATATCCTCAACAAAGGCTTTCTTATTGCGAATTTCTCGGTTAATATCTTGCCTACTCTGAAAGTACACACCATTCTCTGATTGAATATCATTAAGAATTTGGAGAATATTCTGTTCATAGTCAACACCTTGTGGAATTTCTCCAAACTGTTCCTTAATCCAATTCATATCCCATTTAAAGTCAATTAAATCAAGGATGGCTCTGTTCTGTTCTTGCTTTGTCATCTGAGTAAACTCTACAGGATTAAGTTGTAGAGGTGTGATAATGGACTTTAGGAAAGTTTCGGGCTTTGTTATTCTGTTACCATTTTCGTTAATGTTAATGGAATCAGCCTTGTTGGTTCTAGCCTTTCTGTCAATAGTTAAACCACTGTCTGTTTCAACAATGATTTCACCTTCATTCTCACCTTCTTTGATAATCCAATCACGATTGGAACGGTTGGTAAGACAATACCTAATGGCATCCAAAACAGATGTCTTACCTGCACCCTTTTGTCCTGTAATTTCAATGCTATTGCCATTAATCTGTTGTTCTGAGATACCAAACAGAGATTTTATTGTAATCTTGGAAGTTTTCATTTTTACTATTCCTTTCATTTAAAAAAACTTGACATTTTAGAAATTTTTCTCTAAAATGAAATAAGATTATTCTAATATGTTCCATTCATATGGAACACCTTTCTGTCACTAGGGAATTGCCGTTCTCTAGTGGCTTTTTCTTTTGTTTTGGTTTTCCGGTAACTTTTTGCAAAGTCCTAAAGCACCTCTATGCTCTCTGCCAAGTCGCTGGTACTTATCGATATAAGGGCAAGTTGTGTTAAGTTCACATTTAAAACATTCGCACTTTCTGTCCTCATTCTTGTAAAACATTTTCTTTCACCCCCTAAAAGGTCACACATATATTAAGAACTGCAGCTGCAATCCAATATGTTGCCATTCTGATGTCTTTGTTGATGCCATAGACTATTGCAGCACCTACATCAAGTGCTATTAATAGCAACGGAAAAATGTACTTTGTGTTCATACTTCCTGACCTTTCTTATTTACAATAGGCTTCTAACTCAGATGTAATCTCATCAAGGAAATAAACATACACTGACTTAGTAAACTGTTCTTCAAATTCGTCAACAGTTTCGTCAATAACTATTGCAAATTTATAACCTTGATAATGCAAGAAAAGCCAATCGTGAATAGCCTCTAATTTGACATTTTTGCCCTTGAAAATAATAGGGTATCTGCCAAATCTGTCTGCAACATCTTGTATAACTTTCATACTTCTTCACCCTCAACAATGTGTTCAATTTCTTCTATCTTCCTACCTGTTGCCTCTTCAAAACACTTTGTTTGGAAATCATCCTTAGTTATACAGAGGTTTTCCCTACTGTATGCCACCTTGAGATCGTCCATAATATAAGACAAAATGCGTGGCAAAACATAGACCATACCAAAGTAGAGAAACGGAAGAAGTAAGAAACCACCATACTTTGACAGTAGATTGATATGTAGTACTAAGGAAACAATGATTGTAACCACTATTGATACTGCCAATCCTACTGCTTTAATCTTTTCTTTCATCTTCGCTCTCCAACTTTCTCAGCAGTCTTGCTATCTGATTTTGGTTTTCCCTAATCATTTCTAGCAAGTGCCTTTGTTCGTTCATTACTTCATTCCAGCTATTTTGTAGCCACTTGGTATTATCTGTGTGTGCCTTATTCAAACAACCTATAACACCAATGACTAGAAGTACAAATGCTAGAATGATAACTGCAATAGTGAAACTTCCCATGGGTTTTACACTTCCTTTCTTTTGCCTAATTCAGTAGTGCTGAATCAGGATGGTTATTCACATAGTCAGTCATACCCTGACTTATTCTTGAACATATGCCACTTATGTAGCGTTGTTCTTGTTCCTTGGTTAAGTGGTTGGTCTTGTTGCCGTTGTGGTCCTTTTCTGCCCACAATACCTGCTTACCACCATCATTAACCCATACCCTATACGCTAACTCTTTTGCCATTTCATCACCTCACTAAAAGTTATGTTGTGCCTTGATTGTCCTATTCTTTTAATTTCTTCACATTTTCAATAAAACTTTTCAGTATTCTTGTAATTTTCATCAAAAAGCTATAAAATGAAAGAGAAATATTTAAAAGAAAGGAAGATATTATGTCAAAAAATGATATTCCTAATGTTGATCCTGTTTCTAGTATTCTTAATACTGAACAAGCTAAAAATCTTACTAATCCACCTAGCAAGTCTATCGGTAATGCTCTAGGAGACATATGCGATTTATGTTTTGGTGGTCTTCATGAAAAAGCTGAAAAAAGTAGACTTATTCATAACAAGCATATTGAAGACTTTAAAAAAGATTTATATAGAGATGTTAGTAATATTCCTGAAGAAAACCAAGTTGAACCTAAGAAATCTATTGCAGGTCCGGCTCTTGATGCCTCTAAATATTACTTTGATGAAAAAGAAATCAGAAATATGTTTGAGAGATTAATTGTAAATTCAATGGATAATCGTATGACTTCTAAAGTTCATCCCTCATTTACGGAAATAATTAAACAATTATCCCCATTGGACGCTCAAAACCTTACATTGTTTAGATTAGATTCACAACTTCCAATCATTGAACTAAGAAACAGAACACCAAATAATTTTAATGTTGTTTTTACAAATTTTTTCATAAGTAATCCTAATTGCCAAGACTTCAACTTGCAAAGTGTATCAATATCCTCATTAAATAGATTGGGACTTGTTGATATTACATATGAAGCATATTTTACGGATGATTCACATTACAAACCTTTTCTTGACATCCCATTTTACCAAGAGTACAAGGCACATTTTGATAACCTAAATAAAATCAATGATGATAATCACACATTAGATTATCAAAAAGGTATTGTTAGTGTCACACCATTAGGAAAAACTTTTATTGATGTTTGTCTTTCTCCTTTGCCCAACGAATCAAATCCATAATATTATTTTCATAACTTGTCAAAAAGTCGTCTATTATCTTTAAGAAATGGACGGCTATTATTTTTGCAGTTATAAAACTTGCAATCAGTACAGTAACTAATACAAGCAATATTATCCCGACTAGTTCCAAATTTCTCACCTACTTTCTGATAAGTCCCAATTATGGGACAGTTGATTTGGTATAATTACTTGTGGGTAAATATAAAGTTGAATGTTTGTAACTTATTAAGTTACTGAATGAGCAAAAAAAATTGGCATAGGGTCGCTAATATCCAAAACATTCATTAGCTTTTCAATCTCATCACTGCCAAAAATTCCCCTACTAAATCTATTAGTTAAGGTTCTTTCTGACATATTGAGCTGTTTTGCCACTTCCTTTTGTGTTAGTCCTTTACGAACTATCGCAGCCTTAAGTTCATTGGTATTTACCATTCAAATCACCTCCGTAACTTTTTAAGTTACTTTTATTTTACACTGTGTTTCGTAACTTGTCAAGATATTTTTTGCTTAATTTTAGAAATATTTTTCTTGACAAGTTACTTTATTAGCACTATAATTGAATTAAATTACTAATACGGAGTGATAATTATGACAGTTGGTGAGCGAATTAAACTAGCACGAGAAACTAAAAATTTATCTCAAACAGACCTTGCTAACGCTTGTAAAATAAGTAAACAAACATTGTACAAATACGAAAACAACATTATAACTAATATTCCATCTGATAAAATAGAGGCTATAGCAAACTATTTATCAATATCACCAGCCTATCTAATGGGTTGGAAGGAAACTGATGACACTACTGACGATACTACTTCACAACCTACAATAGACACCAGCAGTATTCAATATGCTGCATATCAAGAGTTAGAGGGTGAATCTGATGAAGTAGTTAAGGATGTTATCAATTTTATTAAGTTTAGAAAGTCACAGGAAAAGAATAACGAATAAAGGGATAATATGACACTTACTGAGGTATATAGAGAAATAGACAGAAATGGTATTGATGTGTACTACTTCCCTATGGAAAGCTCTGCTAAAGGAATAGCTTTGCCGGATGGAAGTATTGCTATTGATACAGATAAAATTGAAAACGATATAGAAGAAAAAGAAGTTGCATATCACGAATGTGCACACATTAAAACAGGTAGTTTCTACAATCTTCATTCCCCATTTGACATTAAGGGAAAGCAAGAAAAAAGAGCTTGGAAAGAAACTATTATAACACTTGTACCACTTGATGAATTTACTGAAGCTATAAACAGTGGTATTACACAGTGTTGGGAACTTGCAGAACTGTTTGAAGTATCTGAGGGCCTTATGCAAAAAGCTATGGAAATGTACTACAATGTAGTTAATAATATAGAATAAAAAAAAGAACCTCAACTACCGTTTTGGTACTTGAGGATAAAATAAAAGAAAAAGCACTACCTTGATGGGAACAAGATAGTGCTTATATGAAAGTAAAGAGTGGTTGTTTCACTTTCAGTATGATTATAATATATTTTGGCATATTATGTCAATAAGTGCAAATAAAATTATGTGTCATTTCTTTTATTGTTGCTTATTTTAATCATTTTTGAAATTTCAGTTGACAAAATCATATATAAATCCTATAATAATAACATAGAATTTTGACAACTGGAGGTCGTGTTATGACAGATGAACAGATTATGAATAAAATTGGTAAAAACGCTTTAAAAGAACTAATTAACAGAATGAATTACGGACATGCCATGGGATTAGACTTTATATTTACTAATCCTATATTAAACACTCCTAGTGCTAAAAGCAATCGCCAAACTATTATTAATCTAGCTATTGACCAAGCATTAGAAGATGGTTGCAACGATAATCTATTAACAGGTTTTGATTATCGTTATAAAAGTAACAAAAATCATTCTTGCTATCATATTGAATTATCAAAAAACGGTTACATATTGACCCACTCTTCCGGAAATAAAAAAAGCTTTCCTAGAAAAGCATTGTATAGAGAAGATTTATGTACAAATCAGTTATCCTTATTTACTGATGAACAAACTTCTGAGATGAAATACGGCATTTTAATGCACGCATCTAACTTAGAGCCAGGTTCTGTTCAGAAGATAGGTTTAGGAATACCTGATAGTAATTGTAAGACATGGAGTAACTTTATTGAACTTACTAATCCTTATAGCTTAAATAGAATAAATAATATCATTGAACAATATCCAGAAACAGACATTGAAAAGTTTAACTTTAAATTAAAGGATAGAATGAAAAAATTACAAAATAACGGGTGAATATAAATGGCTACTGGAATTATAATTAATCCGGATAAATTAAAAGAAGCAAGGGAAGCCAGGGCGTACAATATAACACAACTGGCTGAACTTGTTGGTGTTACAAGACAAGCAATGTCAAAATATGAAAAAGGAAATTCCAATATTAGTATAGGTATTTTAACAAAAATATCTGATGTACTAGACTTTCCAAGATCATTTTTCTTAAAACCAACAGAAGATATACCTTCTGTTGGAACTGTTTTTTATAGAAGTATGAAATCATCTGAAGCTAATGTAAGAAATATGATCCATATAAAATGTAGATGGGCGTACCATTTTTATAACTATTTAGAAAATATTATTACTATGCCGGAAGTTAATCTTCCAAACTTTGATAACATATTAAATAATCATGATGATTTAACTTATGAAAAAATTAATGAAGTTGCCAATTATTTAAGAGGTTATTGGCAACTAGGTAAAAGACCAATAGGAAATCTAATCCAATTATTAGAACAAAATGGATTTATCGTTTCCGGTGGTAAAATTAACGCTGATAAAACAGATGCGTGTTCTGAAATGATTGGTAATAAACCAGTAATTTTCTATGATAAAACATTGAAATCAGCATGTAGAATTCGGTTTAGTTTGGCTCACGAACTTGGTCATATGATTTTACATAGTTATATTACAAAAGAAGATTTAGAAGATAAAGATACACTAAAAAGAATTGAAAAGGAAGCAAATACATTTGCATCTTGTTTTTTATTACCGGAAAACTTTATGTTAGATGTTTATTCTACTTCTCTAGAGTCTTTTTTATATTTAAAAGAAAAATGGAAAGTATCTATTGGTGCAATGATATATAGATGCAAGGATTTAAAAATAATTGGCGATAGTCAATATCTTTCATTAAGAAAGAAAATTTCTTATAAGCATTGGGTAAAAGTTGAACCATTAGATGATATTATTCCATATGAAAAAACTTCTTTATTCAAACAAGCTATTAACTTTATAATAGATAATTTATCTATTACCAAATATGATATTGTTAATCATTTTTCATTAAACAAAAAAGATTTATCGGATATAGTGGGTGTACCAACACAATTTTGGGAGGATGATAGTTTTACCCCTAAATTTCAAATCATTAAATAATATAGATTTAAGGTGATAAAATGAACAATTATATTTTAATAGCTGGAGTTAATGGTACAGGTAAGTCAAGTTTAAGAGGTGTACTAGAAGGTCAGAATGTTCTTCTAGGTCACATTATAGATGCAGATGTTATTGCAAAGGAAAACAACTTTGATAACATTAAGGCAGGTAAAAAGGCAATAGAAGAAATAGACTACTGCCTAGATAACAATATTTCTTTCACACAAGAAACTACTCTTGCCGGTCATAGAACTGTACGAACCATTAAACAAGCTAGAAAACAAGGCTACTATGTTACAATGTACTATGTTGGTCTTAATTCAATGGAAGAAAGCATAAACCGTATTGCTAACAGAGTTAGAAAGGGTGGTCACAACATTCCTTCTGATGATGTTAAACGCAGATTTGACAAAAGAATTAAGTCGCTTGAATCTGTACTTCCACTTTGTGATGAAGTTGTCTTTTACGATAATGAAAACGGTTTTGTAAAAGTAGCCGAAATCAAAAATAATAAATTCCAATATTCAAACGGTTATAAACCACAATGGATTGTGGACTATAAAGAGGCTTTGAAATTATAAAAATAATAAAGGAGGTTACATATGTCAAAGAAAATGGATGATAGTGAGTTACAAAATTTAATTGATTCCAATCTGGATTACTGTAAAAACACATTAAAGGAATTTTCAGAAAGTAGTATTGATAAAGTAAGAAAAAAGGCAATGTTAGTTGCATATTGGTTAAAAGACTATTTTAGAATGTTAAAGAAGGAAAATAGTCAGGAGCGTATGAGATTACCTAAATACAAAAGAGGACAAGTACTTTCCGTAAACTTTGGTTTTAGAATAGGGAATGAATTAGGTGGCAGACATTTTGCAATTGTTCTTGATAATAATAATAGTACTCATAGTGATGTAATTACAGTATTACCACTAACATCAAAGAAGGAACATACCAAAATCGGATGGTATAATTACGAACTTCAATTTGATTTAGTAGAACTTTATAAGGAACGATTTGAATTATTACTTAAACAAAATTCTAATAGAGTACAAAATCTTTTACAAAGAATTCATGAATTAGAAAACAATACAAATAACCCTTCTGAATCATCACTTAATGATGATCTAAGTCAAATAAAAAATGATTATCACAGAGTAACAGAATCTATTAAAAATATGGAATCAATTAATGAAAAAATTTCCAAACTGAAAAGTGGTAGCATTGTAAATTTATCACAGATAACAACTATTTCAAAACAAAGAATACTTAATCCAAAACAATCAAAGGATGCACTTACTGGAATAAGAGTTAAAGATTCTGATTTGGATGAAATAAGTAAAAAGTTAAAGCATCTTTATAAATTTTAAGCATATTTATTGACACGTTGCATAAACTATGATATACTATTTAATACAACAGCCGTTTAGCGGCAGTGCAAATGCACAGAATAGTATAACGCAAGGGCAATCTGTCAATAGTGATGGGTTGCCCTTTGCTTTTAATAATAAAATTAGGTAAATAAAAAATCGCCCTCTGGTGCTGGAACACTAGAGAGCGACACCATTACACAGGGTGCAATGATACTATTTCATAGCAATTAATATTGTATCATACCCTTGTAAATTTTTCAATATAATTTACAAGGGATTTTTGCACCCTTTTTTAGATAAGAGAGGAGCAAAATAAATGGATGATTTAAAAATGGCAGCTGCTTACATCAGAGTTAGCACAGATGATCAGACAGAGCTTTCACCGGATAGCCAAATTAAAGTTGTTAGAGAATTTGCAAAACAAAAAGGCTATTTGATACCTAAAGAATATATTTTTCGCGATGACGGTATCTCCGGTAGAAAGGCAAGTAAGCGACCTGAGTTTAACCATATGATAGCAGTTGCTAAACAAACCCCTTCCCCATTCTCTGCAATTATGGTGTGGAAGTTTAGCCGATTTGCAAGAAATCAGGAAGAGGCTATTTTCTATAAGGGTATGTTGAAAAAGCGTGGTATTGATGTTATCAGCACATCAGAGCCTATTATAGATGGTCCTTTTGGTAGTCTGATAGAGAGAATTATTGAATGGTTTGATGAATACTACTCTATTAATCTATCCACAGAAGTTAAACGAGGAATGACAGAAAAGGTCAGCAGAGGTGGTGCAGTATCTATACCGGCATTTGGATACGATATTGTTGACAAGAAGTATCAAGTCAACCCTATCAATGCTCCTATTGTTCAGAGAATTTTCATCAAGTATCTTAATGGTGTTGGATGCAGAGCAATAGCCAATGAACTGAATGACCTAAGCATTAAGACAACTAGAGGTAATAACTGGGAAAACAGAACCATTGAATACATTTTGCGTAATCCGGTTTACATAGGCAAAATTCGTTGGAACCCTAAGCGAAGAACCAGGAGAAATTATGATGATAAAGATATAATGATTGTGGATGGTATTCATCAGCCTATTATAGATACTGACCTATTTGATAAGGTTCAGAAAAAGTTAGACGAAAACAAAGCAAAATACAGACCCTACATTACTGACAGACAAAATGGCAAGGAATATATGCTAAAAGGTCTTGTTAAGTGTTCTAACTGTGGTGCTACAATGTCAATGTCTTGCAATGGTTTACAGTGCATAAAATACACTCATGGCACTTGCAAGGTATCACACTACATTCAGCTTAATAAACTAAATGAAGTTGTTATTAATGCTATTGATGATACTCTAAAGAGTGGTGACTTTCAGCTAAAGCCAAAAGAACAACCACACGAAGAACCACAAGAACTGAACATTGATTTTATGATAGAAAAAGAAAATACAAAGTTAAGAAGAATTAAAGAGGCCTATGAGGAAGGTGTTTATAACCTTACTGAATTTAAGCAGAGAAAAGAGTTAATTGAAAGCAAGATACATTCATTACAAAAGCAAAATAAACCACCTGAACCAAAGCCAGACCACCTTTTAGCGAAGAAAAAACTAATGAGCAGAAGAAAAGAAATTATCTCTACTCTTAAAAGTAAGTCAACTCCTGAAGTGGAAAAAAACGCATTGCTATGCACTTTTATCGATAAAATCATCTTCAATCGTTCCCTATCTTCCGTTGAGTTATTTTTCTGTTTTTGA